TTTAGAGATTCTGAGAATAGTAAAGTTTTTATTAAGATTACCAAGACTAAAGTTCTTGCCTCTTACGGGCAGATGATTGATGTCCTATTTGCTAATAAGAAGTTCCCTATAGTAGTAGAGTCCAGCCCTGTTCCAGAGGGCATTGCTGAGTTCGCTCATTTGGATGTATCTGGTCAGGGTGAAACTCCTCCACCTGTGGAGAACCCTTATGGCTTTCCCGGCGATGGTAGAGAATTGCCACCCGGAGCTACGGAAGCGTCTCCGCTAGGTGGGCTTGCTGATAAGTACGAAGGTGCTAATCTGCAGGAAGGGCCTAGCAGAATGGGTGAACCTCAGATTAGTCCTGCTAGAGAAGCTGCTCGACTCATGGAAAAAGAAATCCATGACCAGTTGCATGAGAACAATGCCCCTAATATTTTGCGGCATTCTTTGTTTGAGTGCGCTCTGCTTGGTACAGGCATTATAAAGGGACCGTTAAATGAGACTAAGACTTTGCATAGGTGGGATGCGGACAAAAACTACAACCCTTCTAAGAAGCTTGTCCCTCGACTTGAATCTGTATCATGTTGGAATTTTTACCCAGACCCTTCTGGTACTAGCATTGAAGACTGCTCATACGTAATACAGCGTCATAGGCTTAACAGGTCACAGATGCGTGATCTTATGGACAAGCCCTTCTTTGATCCTGAAGCTGTTGCTGGTTGTTTGGATATGGGTCCAAACTACGATGAAAAGTATTTTGAAGACACCATCCGTAGCGAAAATCTTGAGTCTATTAGTGACACAGAGCGTTTTGAAGTTTTAGAATATTGGGGTAACTTAGATTACGCCCTAGTGCAGGAGATGGGTCTTCCTATGGAAATGGATGACCTTACAGAAGTTCCTGTAAATGTTTGGGTTTGTGGCAATCGCGTACTTCGCCTTGTTATGAATCCTTTTGTACCTTATCGCATTCCATACTTTGCTACTCCCTACGAGATTAATCCTTACCAGTTGTTTGGTGTGGGTATTCCAGAAAACATGGAAGATGCACAGCTTCTTATGAATGGTCATATTCGTATGGCTATTGATAACTTAGCACTTGCAGGTAATGTAGTCTTTGATGTGGATGAAGCATCCTTGGTTCCCGGTCAGAACTATGATATCTATCCGGGTAAAGTGTTTAGGCGTCAGTCTGGTGTTACAGGTACGGCTATCAACGCTGTTAAATTTCCTAACACTGCTGGTGAAAACATCCAGATGTATCAGGCTGCGCGTCAGTTAGCCGATGAAGAAACAGGTCTGCCTAGTATTATGCATGGGCAGACAGGTGTTTCAGGCACGGGTCGTACTGCTGCAGGGCTTAGTATGTTGATGGGCGGTGCTAACCTTAGTGTTAAAACTGTTATTAAAAACATTGATGACTTTTTGCTTAAGCCTCTTGGAGAGTGCATGTTCTTCTGGAATATGCAGTTCAATGAGGAGAGGCCAGAGATCGTTGGCGATCTTGAGATCAAACCTCAAGGCACTTCAGCGGTTATGCAGAAAGAAGTACGTAGTCAGAGACTTACTGCGCTGCTTCAAACAGTTGCTAACCCAATGCTTGCTCCCTTTATCAAGATTCCAAACCTTGTAAGAGAGCTAGCTATTGCACAGGACATTGATCCTGATCTGTTAGTAAATGACATTAATGACGCACAAATTTTTGCGGAGGTATTAAGAGGTCTAAATGCTGGACAAGGAAACATGCAAAACCCTGCTGCCGCTGGTCAACAGCAAGGAGCAATGGGACAGTCTGGAGGATTACCTTCTGGCCCTGAAGGCGAGGTATCAGGCCCTGCTGGTGGTGGAACCATTGGACTTAGAGATACGGAAGCTGCAGGGCAAGGCACAGGTGGTGGATCACCTCCTATCCCTGAAGCAGCAAGTTAACACGCAACAAAAAGAATACACAAAGATTGGCAACTAACCTACAAGAAATACTGTCTTCTGGCACACCCACGGTAACGGGTGCGAAGCCTATTACTATGGAGTCTCTTCCAGAGGCTACCATTGATGTTGCAGGCGGTGCTTCAGAGCTTCAGATTGAAGGGTTAGGCGTTAAGAAGACAAAAGATAGCCTTTCTGCAGGTACTACTTCTTCTACTGCTGCGCTTTCAACGGAAGACTTTTTTGCTGATCTAATAGCTGATACTAACTTTAAAGACCCTCAAAGTGTCTTCTCTTTTAGAAATAATGCAATTCAAAGAATTGTAGAAACTGACCCTGCTATTCTTTCCTCTCTAACGCAACCGGATACTGCTACTCCTCCTCCTTCTTCTTCCTCTTTTTCTCCTTCTCCTGCAACAAGCTCAGTGAGCGGTTTTGATACTCTTTTTGGTCAAGGGGGTGGCGACGGTTTAGATAGTGATAGCTTTGGGTCTTTTGACTCTGTTGGTTTTAGTGGAGACTCCTCCGGGGTTAGCTCTAGCGGGTTTGATACTGCCACCTCTGACTATACGGGTGCAGAAAAAGCAGGAATGGCTGGTGCAGTTTCAAGCGCCCTTGGAGTAGGTATAGGTCTAGCTTCAGGAAGAGATTATACAGATGTAGACTTAGCCGCTTCAGCCGCTGGCCTTGCTGGTGGAACTATTGGTGAGGCTTACGGAGCGTACAGCACTTATTCTGATCTTGCTGCTAGCTTTGGCAGAGGAGATTTTGGCATATCTCAGGGGCTAGCGGGAGTAAATGGAGCTATAGGGGCTATAGGGGCTATATCTGATGTAGCCGATGCTATTTCATCAGGTAAAGACTTTAGCAGCATAGCTGAAGAGGCTTTTGATAGTGCTTTAGGATTTGCTCAAGGAGCATGGTCCGCGATAACAGACCCTGCAGCGGCTGTAGAAGCCTTTACCGAATATTCAACATACGGCAGTTTAAACGCCACCAATTTAAGCTATTCCTTACCTTCTGGACAAGTTTCATACAGTATAAATTCTAAAACAGGCCAACTTAATACCCCCGGTTTTATAAGCCTTATGATGAGTTTAACCCCTCTAAGTAATGCTTTTAGCCTTGCACAAAAAGGCATGTCTTTTTCAGGGTATACTGCAAGTATATCTGATAGGGCTACGGCCTTTGGCGAGGCTTTTTCAACAACTCCGGGTATAGGCTTTACTGATGCAAACACTGCTGCAGATATTGCTGCAGCTACAGGAGTATCAGCTACAGCGTATGGCACTTTTGGTCAGATTGCAGACTTTTCTATATCTGTGCCGGGTTTTTCTGATGTATCCATTCAAGCTGACCTTTCTGCTTTAGGCAATATGGCGTTAACAGATGTAACAATGGCGGATATTAATCAAGCTGCTGTTGTTCAATCTTTCCCAAACTCCCTTGAGGAGGAAGAGGCTCAAACCGCCGCTATTCAAGGTTGGTTTGGGGCTATGGCTGAAGCAAGAGGAGTAGAAACAACAGCCGAGCTTGCAGATTCTATTTCAAGTGTAGCAGAAACGGCTGCTAGTTCCTTTTCTCAGGGTATGGCAAGCTTAGGGTACAGCTTTAGTAGCGTGGGCCTGACTGACGAAGCAGCATCAACATCTAATCAAGGCGCAGCTAATGCAGAAGCGGCATTTGCCAACGCAAATTTAGCAGCGTTAACTGAAGAAGCTAAAGCAAGTTTTACCAACGCTGCTGGAGAGTTTGGCATAAGCGACTATAACGCTGCTTATTCCTTAGCAGCAACTGCAGCTATGGACGAGCTTGCATCTACAACAGACATAGCTTTTGAAAGCGTTTCGGTAACCCTAGCTGACCTTACTGCAGAAGAGATAGCGAATATGGTTGCCACTACTATGTCGCAAGAGGCCGGACAAGGTCCTGATCCGGGCGGTATAGAAGGTGTAGATTGGGGTGATTTTGAGGGGGGTTCTATGGACCCAGACGGAAACTTTTCTTATAACTCAATTAATGACTTTGCGACGGCTTTAGCAACGTCTTTTCAAACGGGTTGGTTTGGCTATCCCGGTACACCCGCAGGGGCGCGAGGAGGTGGAGCGGGTGGTGGCCGGGGAGGCCCCGGAGGCACTGCTGGCGTTGATGCAGAGGGGATTGCTGACGCTGTTTCAACATCTGTAGCTGACGCTTTCGGGGCTGCGTTTGATGTGGCGGCGGCACAGGCACAGGCTGGGCTGGATGCCCCCAGCGGCGGAGATTATGACGGCTTGGCGGACGGCATAGGCGCAAACGAAGCCGAAGGCGGAATCGAGGATTCAGGCGAAACCGGCGGCCCCGGCGGCGATTGTTTTGTTCAAGGGACTCTAGTGCTAATGGCAGAGGGTTCTACAAAAGCCATTGAAAAAGTTGTAGTCGGTGATCTTGTTGCTGGTAAAGATGGTAAAGCTAATAAGGTTAAAGCCACTCATATTAAAAAGCCAGATATTCCATTTTTATATGGTTTCAATGGTCATAAGCCTTTTGTGACAGCATATCACCCGTTTATGACAAAAGAGGGATGGGGCTGCTTTGAACCTGAAAAATTTAAAGATCATCGCCCCGCTGCATACCAAGAAATTGCTAACGAGCAGGGCGGTAAAGACCTAATTAAAATTGAAAATGATTGTGAACTATTACGTAGCGACAATCAATGGGTACTAGTTGAAGATATTATTGTTGAAGGCTGCGACCCTGATCTGACGGTTTATAATCTTTCAGTGGCTAATGACAAAACCTTTGTAGCAAATAATTATATTGTTCATAATAAGGAATGTTTTATTCCCACGGCTCAAGTTACAATGTTTGATGGTTCAAACAAACAAATAAAAGATATTAAAGTTGGCGATAAAGTTATGAGCGTAGATGGAGAGGCTAATACAGTTATAGCCACTCCAGTATTTAACTTAGGCGCTAATAAAATTCATGGTTTCAATGGCAAACAACCGTTTGTTACCTCAATGCACCCAATCCTGACAAAAGAAGGATGGAAAAACTTTAATCCTAAAGCATACAAAGAAAGTTGGCCGGAAGATTATGAAAAAGTTGCGTCTGAAAATGCAGACGGGGTTATCCATGAGATAACAGAAAAGGATGAGCTTGCTTGGAAAAGTAGCAGAGACGGTGTAACTTACATTACTTTTAAAGACCCAACAGTTTTGCACGAAGACTCAAACTTTAAAGTTTACAACTTAACCTTAGATGGTGATCATACTTTTGTTGTTGAAGGTTTAGTTGTTCACAATAAGGGCAAAATAATCTGCACTGCTATGAACCAGATGTACGGTTTCGGTTCATATCGCAATGCTCTGTGGATGAAATATCAAAAGTCTCACATGGCTGCAGAGGAATATGAGCTAGGGTATCATAAATTAGTCATGCCTCTGGTTAAGAAAATGCCTACAAATAAAGTAATAAGAACCGCCCTTGAAAGGATTGCCAAGCGTCGAACAATAAACATACGGAAAGAATTGAGAGGACAGAAGCTTCCTCTGTACTACAGGTCGATGAAGTACACCGTCCGCCCTTTATTCTTTGCCGTAGGGTGGCTAGTGAAAAAGAAAATACTTTCTAAGGTAAAAATATAAGTGGTAGAGCTATTAACCTGTGTGTTTTTTGGTTTTCTCTGGTATCAGTTTATTGCTATTTTTGGAATTTCCATAGGGCTACACAGAAGTCTTTGCCATAAACAGGTTGAACTATCTAAAGTATATGAAGTGTTTGCTTTGTTTCTTGTGACCCTTACTGGAGCAAGATCACCTCTTGGGTGGATAGGCGCACACAGGATACATCATGCCACTGCAGATACTGTGGATGATCCCCACTCTCCAGATATTAAGGGGTTTTGGAAAGTTCTTTTTAATAGATGGACTTGCAAAAGTATTCCAAGAAAGCATATTAAAGATGAGCTTAAAAATTCTAGAATTATGTTTTTTCATCAATACTGGAAACATATTCATCTCTCCGCTGCGTTAATAGCTTTGCTGATAGGTATTGATGTATTTCTTATTTTTATAGCTGTACCTTTTATTTTAGGCTTCTTGGGTTACGGGTTTTTTAATGCAGCAGGACATAAAGACTTCAGGCCAAGAACAAACAAATGGATAAACATTCTGTCTGCTGGTGAAGGATACCACGACATACACCACAAGAATCCTAAACAGGTTAGACTTAATAGGTATGACTTAGCCGGTTTCATATTAGAAACATTAAACAAAAGGAGTTTTTTTTATGAGAGCAAATTACTCCAGAAAAAATAGAAAAGAGCTTCCGGCTGTATGCGTTGTTAAAGATATTGAAGTAGATACTGAAGCTCTGATTGCTTACTGCCATAAACAAAAACTTTTTGATACAGAAAAATACAAAGATATAAATGTTATTCAATACCCTTTAGTGAAGGGGAAAAACATTCCAGCCTCACACTTTAACACTAAAAGAGGTATGCAAGATTTTACAGCCGCTAATTCTTATTGCAAGGAAAAGTTTTTTAAAGAAGACGGCGCTCCTTTCTTACAAGGAAAAAAATATAAACAGCTATATTTAACTGAGTTTGATTCAACAAAAAGGTCTGGAAATGTCTCTTACGATAAGACGACTATTTTTCAAAGAAGCAAAAGATTAGACCCAGATCATCCGAGCTATCTACCAGAGGCTGATGAATATAACTACGGAATAAGAAATGAACTTGTTCAAGGAGAAATTAAAAAAGTTTTAAATTGTTTCAAGGCACCGTTAGCGAGGGTAAGGTTTGCAAATTTAGCCCCCAATTTTAAAATTAAACCTCATATAGATTATGACCCTTCGTATATCACTCGCTACCATATTCCTCTTATAACTAATAAAGATTGCTTGATGTGTGTTATAGATCGTAATGGAAATAAGATAACAGAACATTTTAAAAATGACGGTAGGGTTTATTTCTTAAACACAGGCTTAAAACACTGGGCTGAAAATAACTCAAGAGAAGATCGTATTCACTTAATCGTTGATACTAAAAATCAGCAAGACCTACAGTACTAAGGTTAAAGATAATGGAAATAACACAAGATCAATTTACAAGTAACGTAGGGCAAATGGCTGAAGCACAGCAAGCTCAGGTTATGCAGTTAATAGAACAGAATGAGCCGCCTGTGCTTAGAGCTTTTGCTGCTAGCTTGGGTGTTACTCTTACTATGGGTGAAGAACAAGCGCCGTTAGCCCCTTCTGAGGAAGTTGGTGGGGAGCCTCCGCTACTGCCGAGAGAGAGAAACCTTCAGGAGATGCAGCAGTTTGACAATCGCATGGACCCTGATCCTGACCCTGACCCTGACGTTTCCGATCCTGCAGCCTTTCCGGGTCAGGTTACTGCTCCGGGGGCAAGAGAAGTGCAAGCTACTCCCATACAAAATCAGATGCAGCAATTAGCCCTTGGCGATCAGGTGGCTGGTATGATTGAACAGCCGGGAGCGGAAAATGAAACGGGTGTAGCTGATGATGTTCCTATGGATGCACCTGAAGGGGCGTTTATTATAAATGCCTCTGCAATAGCAAAAGTAGGGCGGCTTGATTTTGAAAAGCGCATACTTGCTCCCGCAATTGAAGAGCTTAAGAGGGAAGGTGTTAACATAGAACTAGCCTCACTAAAATCTCCTTCTAAGCAGGTTGATGGTGCTGTTGATATTGCTGTGTCTAACAAAGAATATTACATCCCCCCTGAGTTAGCTGAAATGATTGGCACGGACTTGCTTGAAAAGATCAACAAGCGTGGCGAAGCAGAGACAGAGAAAAAGTTAAAGGAACAGCAAGAACAGCAGCCCCAGCAGCAGGAACAAGCCGCCCGTCCGGGTCAGAGGCAGATTCCTGTGCGTGGTGCTAAAGGTATTGATGGGGTTAAAAATCCCGAAGTAAATAATCTTGCGAGGCTTCTTGTTTCAGAGGCTGGGGGTGAGGGTAAAGAAGGAATGCAAGTTATAGCTAATGTTGTTGCAAATCGTCTCTTCGATACAAAAACTAATTTTAAAAATCAAAAAACTTTTGATCAGGTTATAAGCGCAAAGCTTCCTAGTGGAAAGGGTAATGAGTTTACAGGATATAATAATAAACTGTATAACGATGCTCCTAACAGCCCCGTTTGGAAAGAGGCTGTGGATATAGCCGAAAAGCAAATTTCAGGTAAATTAGATGACG